TAGGTGGACCATTGTAATTAGGTGGCATGATTTCGTTTTGTCCGGTTGGACCTGTGTTGTTAAATAAATAATCGTAACCTGGCATTAAACTTCTCCTACAACTCCCTCTAATATTTTGTGGATAGCAACACTGACTTTTACATCCTGTCTGATATGTTCTGCCTTCGTGTCGGTTGCAGGATTAGCTACGTCATCATCAGCTTCTTTAGCTGAACCGTATTCTTTACCTGTTAGCGTGTTGGTAATAGTTATTTCTGCAGGGACCACAACTTTAGGAACTTGTTCCCCGTTGATCTCTACATATTCTATTACACTATCATCTTTTATAGGCATATTTACTCCTTATATCAAGTATTATTTGTTATTTCAAGCACTGAAAGCACTACATGTAACCTATCTGCATGCCCTGGTGTTACAGTAATTATCTCTCCTTGCTGTCCAACAAGAGGTTCAGTCAATAATTCTACAGGAACCGCGGCTCCTACCACTATATCTTTACCTAAACTAAACACTGCACTTGCTGCATCTGTAATAGTAGCTGTAATTGTGCTGCCAGAACCTGAATCATCACTGACTCTTATAGATTTAATTATAGCCTGTACTTTATCTGGTACTGTATATAGGACAACAGGGTCAGTATTTGTAGCTAAATCTTTTTTAGCGTTTGTATATACGTTACCCATTAAACCACGCAAACGCTTCATCATCATTACGCAACGTTTCCGGTGTGTAAGTACTGTTAAGCAATGTTATTAATTGATCTAATGATTGAATCATTTGGTTAAGTTGTCTTTCATCATAATCAACTTGGGCTTGTGGTAAACGTGGAATATTTATTTTTGCCATTATCTTCTCCCGTCTGGATGTACGTCAGCACGGTATGTGCCGTAACGCCATGTTGAATCTAGTGTACTACTTTCAATACGTACCGCAGCCTGCCTACCACGCGCACGTGTGTCTACAAATTCAGTAGTAGTTGCCACTTCGTGTGGCCCATTAGTAATTTGTTCGGATGTTGGGTATAATCTAAATTTTAAAGACACATCTACAGTGCCCGCTAAGTTTTTAAAATCAGGAATAAACCGTCTAATAGACATTAAATTTTCTCCTGCTTGTGGTATGACAAAGCTTCCTGATTCTACATAAGAAGTCATAGCAGCACCATCGGCATTAACACCATTTTCATGTGCATACATAAAAGTTCTTCCAGCAGTTAAGCCATTAATAGTTGTAATGGTAGAAGAAGTATCAGACGCTTCATAACTTGTTGCGTAAGGAAAATTATACACACCTTTATCAGCCCAAGAAGTACGATCTAATGTACCAACACTCCAAACTTTTTCTTCATAATTATATGTAACACATCTATTTATTTGTGAAGATCCATTAGAACAATAAAACCATGTAACTTCATTAAATTCACTGTTAGCAGCAGCAAAAGTATCTTTTTGTGATGCTTCATCAATATCACCAAATACATAATCTTCTACCGAGCAAGGAATTTTACTAACCTTACCATCAAACCCAAAGAAAGAATCACGGCCCATCCAATAAGCAGTTCCATTAACATCTATCGCTGCATGTAATCCAGCTGATCCACATTTGGCACCTAGTTGAGTAAAACCAAAAACTAAAGGAGCACCAATTAATTGCATTTGATATAAAGCTGTATCCGACCATATTAAAACGGCACCACGTGAACGTGCTGCACTTACTAATCTACTGCCGTCTGTAAGTCTTTGAAATCCAGCAGTGTTTGTAGATGTAGGAACCCATATATTAGGGTCATTTTGTGAACTCCATCTAATAAACATGTCATCTTGACTAGAAGCAGTAGCAATTGTTTCTTCTGTACCAAAACATATAACAAAACGATCTGTACCAGAAACTAAAACAAATCTACTTCGTGTAGGTGCGTTAGTAACTGTGGATTTTACTGCTGGAACACTTACACCGCCTGATGTATCCCAGTAATAAAGTCCACCATTAAATTGTTGACATAAAACATCTTCTCCCCAGTTATCGAAAGACCACTTACCTGAATCTAATTGAACTGCATCAGCACCTGTAATACCTGCACGTGATGTGCCCCATGTAGATAATCCCCATGTTCCTGTACCCCATCCATACCCAGCTACGGACACAGCAGGTTTAGTATTAATTTCGTAAGAGGCATTTGTCCCAGTTACAGTTACAGTACTAGCGGAAGAAGCTGTACCTGTCGTGGTAATAATATATTGTGATGTAGAAAGAACTTCTATAATTTCAAATTCACCTAATAATTGTGTTTGGGTTATACCATTTACGGTTCCAGGTGTACCAGAAATAGTAACAAAGTCTCCTGTTATAGCACCGTGCGAAGCATTAGTAATGGTTACATTTGATTCTGTGCCTGCTGTAGTGTTGGTAGTAATAGCAGTAATAGCATTAGTTGCGGATCTTATTGGCGTAATGTCAGACCATGCACCATCAGCATAGACATACACTTTTTTATTAGTTCCTATAATAGTGTATTGATCACCATCATTATCAAACCAAGTAAGAATTCCCCTTGTGGCTCCTACAAGTGCGTCTGTTGTAACCTTAATCCAACCACCTATTTTTTCCGGAAGTCCATACCGAAAACGCATGTTGTCTGAATCAAACCATTTACCTTCTGCACCATATTCCGTATCTTGTTTGTCTACTCCTGGTTGAAAAGGCATTTTAACAAGTGGCATTTAAACTCCTATACAGCTGAATCGTAAAATCTAAGCCACTTAACGGCACCATTAACATTAATCATAATAGCTCCTCCTTTTGCTCCATCTTCTGCAGTAGAAGAAGATATACTTCTCGTACTATCAGCAGCTGATGTTCCATCAAAATGAATAAAGTTTTGATCAACTTTATCTTGGTCCAAGCTTAAACATGAAATAGCCTCTGATGCATCGTTTTGATTAATTTCTAGTTTAGCATTGGTTGGTACGTTTACTCCTATTCCTATACGATCAGTACTTCCATAAGTAACTAAAAGATTAGGGTCATTATCTCCTTCAAATCTTGCATTTAATAAAGCACCTGTTTCATTAAAAGTAAAATTACCTCCATCAAACTCAACTGCTCCTGTTGCTGTTAAAGTTGATGCAGTAAGTAATCCTGTAACACCTAAAGTAGATGATAAAGTAGCAGCTCCTGTAGCTCTAAAAGTTCCTGCAACGTCTAATTGCGTTGTTGGTGAGTTAGTATTTATCCCTACACGATCTGTGCTTGCATCAGTATATAATAAGTTGGCTTGGGTATCACCAGCAAAGACAGCATCTTTATCAGCTAAACTTGAGTTAAAAGAAAAAGCACCACCATTAAAAGTAACATCACCTGTTGCTTGCAATGTGCCGTTAGCTTTAACATTTCCAGCGTCTGCTAAAACATCAAAAGCTGTAGAGCCATCAGTGTAAATTAAATGTTTAGATCCAGCAACAAGCGCTACTGCAGTTCCACCAGCAGGTCCAAAACTTAATGTATAACCATTTCTAGTTGTAGAATCATCAATAATGTACCAGTTAGCAGTTGCTTCACATGTCACTGTCACGTTTGTAGACATAGAGCCGGTAAACTTTAAAGCTGCATTAGGTTGTTGTACACCACTTCCTGTACCACCACTCGCCACTGTTAATGCTTGAGTAGAAGCACCTCCAATAGCTACTGCAATGTAACCTTTCAATGCTTGTTCTAATTTTTGTAAATTTTCGTTTGTTATATTACCCCAGGTTCCAGAATTAGATCCTGTAGTCATCAAGTTTAAATTTAATATAGGTGAATCTGCCATCTTATCCTTATCCTGTTGGTACTACAGTCCAGATGTCTGTGTTAGAGTCATCCACACCGTTCCATATTGTTAATTTTGGTACGCCTGTTGCAAAAGTAGATCTTACACCTGCTAATGTAACGTTAGCGTTACCTGTTACAATTACTGACCCTTGCGCAAAAGTAGCACGAACACCAGTAACGTCATACTTAGATTCTATTGTAACACTTCCTGTGCTAAATGTCGAGCGTACACCTACTAAAGTAAAGTTAGAATCCCCTGTAACAGTGGTGTTTCCAACAGCAAAAGTAGCACGAACACCAGCTGGTATAAAGTTAGCGTCAGCTGTAACAGTAAGTGAGCCTACCCCGAAGGTTGCGCGTACCCCTGTTAAATCTTCAATTAAACTGTTTCCAGTTACAGTAACAGTACCTAAACCAAAGGTTGCACGTACCCCTGTAGGTACAACAATTATGCTACCAAATGATGAAGGACCTTGAGCAAATGTTTCGGTCGCAAATGCTGCTGCGCCGAAGATCATTAGAGTTTATCCATCTCAGCTTTGACCGCTGTCCATGTTATTTCTGAATGAGGATTAATTGTTGTTGTTGTTGCTGTATCGCCATTCTTAATTGTTGTACCTGTTGTCCATATAATATTATTATTAAAATCTTCTTGTGAAGTTATATCTCCATTAACAGTTAATTCTACATTAGCTTTTACTATCATTATTGCTTTCCAAAATTTATCTAAATTTGTCATGCTCCAATCTCCATTACAACTATCTCACTTCTATCATGTGGTGCGGTATTATTTATAGATGATGAATTTGCCAATCTACTTGAAAATTGCATTTTGTAAGTTAATTCAGAAGTTGAAGATGGTGAATCTAAAGCTACTACTGGGTAAGTTAAATTTAATTGATCATTGTTACCATAGGTAATATTTGTTGCTTCTGAAATTAATGTACTATCTCTTACTAATTTAAAGTTAATTGCATCTGTTGTACTATTATCTGAAGCAACACCTTTTATAGTACAAATACAATAAATCTTACTAGAAGTTGATGATGGTGTAATTGCTATTGAAAGTCCTGTTATATCTACAAAGCTAGTAGAACTTGTTGATCTTTTTGTATTGTCCGAAGTTCCTAATGCTTGCAAAACTTTACCAGGAGCAAAGCTTGTAGCACCTGTGCCTCCATTACCTGTAGGTAATGTGCCAGTCACCTTGCTAGTTAAATCTATTGATCCTGCAAGCTGTGCGTTGGTAATTGTTCCACTTAAGGCTGATGTTTTTACTACTGTTAATGCCATGTTATCCTTTTGGGTTGTCTGAT